AGACGATCGACTCCGAGCGCAGCTCTTACCTTGCCGAGAAAAAGCAGATTTCGGATCGATTGACGCCACTTATCCAGCAGGCGATTGCGATCCTCGAAAATCCGTCCACGCAGCAAGAGATGGCCGAGCTTCGCCAGGTTGACCCAGGAGCCTATGCCGTCCGCGTGATGGAGATGCAGCAGAAGCAGCAAGCTCTCGCGCGTCTCGAACACGAGCAAGCGCAGCTTCGCCGATCGGCTGAGCAGGAAGAGGCAGAGCGTTATCAGGCCGAGCGAGCGCAGACTGCCGAGCAGTCGCGGGCCGTCCTGATGGAGAAGATTCCCGCAGCGAAAAAGGATTTCGCGTCTTGGTATCGAGACCTCGGCAAGTATGTCCTCGAACAGGGCATCCCGGCCGAGTCGTGGGATAACGAGGTTAGCCACCACGTAGTCACTCTGGCCTGGAAGGCCAAGCAGTACGACGACGCGACACGGAAGACCCCAGCGACGAGTGAAAAGCTTCGAAAAGCCCCGCACACACTGCGACCCGGAGCGGCCAAACCGCCCGGACACGCGCAATCGCGAGCGCTTCGAGAGGCATCGGAACGCGCACAGAGCAGCGGCAGCATCGCGGACGCGATCGCTCTCCAGTCTCTCAAGGAACGCATCCGACGTTAAAGGCCACGCAATCCGCGTTGGCTAAGGGGTAAATCATGGCTCAGCTTACAGCGACTTATGACGCCTACGACGCGAAAGGTCTCCGCGAAGATCTCTCAGATGACATTTTCCGAGTGACGCCTTCCGACACTCCGTTTCTGACGGCCGTCGGTCGGACAAAGGCAACTGCAATTTTCCACGAATGGCAGACCCATTCCTTGGCAGTCGTGGATACTGCAAACGCCTTCGTCGAAGGTGACGAATTTTCCTATGCCGATCCGACCTCGACGACTCGCGTCGGGAACCGGAATCAGATTCTTCGCAAGACTTATCTTATTTCCAACACGCTCGAAGCGGTCGATAAGGCCGGCCGAAACTCGGAAATTGCTTACAACCGAGTGATCAAGGGACTTGAACTTCGGCGCGATCTCGAAGCGATGTGCATCGGAAAAAACGTTGCGAGCATCACGGGTGCATTTAATACGGCTCGAATTTCAGGATCGATGTCATCGTGGCTCGCCACGAACGACAACGGCACGCCTGGCGCTTCACCTTCAAATCGTGGCACGGGTGGCGTAGCGGGTGGGTTCTCGGGTTCGAACACGGTTGCCGCAACCGATGGAACGACTCGTGCATTCACTCAGGCGATGCTCGATGGTGTCATCAATAAGATGTACATCAATAGCGGCATGGTTGACGATGTCGTGGTGTTCGCCGGACCGAGTCAGAAGACTGTTCTGACAAATTTCGACGGTATCGCTGGCACTGTTTTTCATGAGGCTAAGGATCGAACGATCGTTTCGACTGCTGACGTTTACGCTAGCCAGTTCGGAGACATCAAGATTGTCCCGAATCGGTACATCCGGCAGACGTCGAGTGTCGATCGCGAGGTCTATCTGATTCGTCCTGCCTATGCGCGGCTTGCCGTGTTGAGGCCGATTCAGGAAATGCATCCGGCAGTTTCTGGTGACGCCGAAAAGCGAGTTCTCATCACTGAGTGCACGCTTCAGGTCGACAACGAGGCCGCTCACGGAATTTGCGCAGACCTTTCGTAATAGCGGGGTGAGCGGCAGGTCGATCCTTGATTGGCTCGGCCTGCCTTTCTCTCTCATGAGGTGAGACGATGGGTCGAGGTGCAAACCGTAGGAAGATCACTGAGCCGTTTACAGTCGTTGCTTCGACAAGCACGAGCGGTACGACTCTCGATAGCGATAACGCAGCCAACGCAGATTCAGTCATTTTCTATGCGCTCGTCAGCGCGGTGACTGGATCTGTGACTTTCACGATTCAATCCAGCCCTGACGATGGGACGAACTGGTACACGCTAACGACTGCCGAAACGGTCGGAAACACTGGCGCTTTGGCTGCCACTGGCAACTATCACATTTCGACTCAGGTTCCTTTTGGGACTCGTTTGCGTCTCGCGTACACGATCGTGACTGGTCCGGTCGCATTCCTTGGGTTCGCCTGTTATTCGAAGAGCGGGAGCGTCTATTAATGGTCAATCGCCGCGTCTTCATGGACGTCGAGCGTGGCGTCGACAAGATCCGAATCGTTCAGGTTCAGGATTGCGACGAGATCACCAAGATCAATCGATTGACGTGCAACGCGAACGGCAGCGGGACATCGAGTTTCTGGAAGAAGCGAGACTATGTGAAGATCGCATCGATTCCGGTCGTGAAACTCGACGAGTGGCGGCAGCAAGGACTCAAGTTCGAAGATCCTGACGACTGGAAAATCATCAAGAGGCTGCTCAACAGTAACGAGTACTCGGACTTCAGGACGGCGCCCGGGAGGATCTAAACGTGGCGCTCTCGACCTACAGCGACTTGCAGACTGCGGTTGCCGATTGGCTCGTGAGAACGGACCTGACGGCACGCATTCCGGACTTCATCCGATTGGTCGAGTCGCGTCTCAATCGAGAGCTTCGTGTTCGCGAAATGATCACGCAGGAAACGGGTTCGATTACAACGAACGAGCTCGCTGTTCCGACTGATTTCGTCGAGACATTCCGCTTCATGCTCGACACGGCTTCTGAGATTCCGCTCGAGTACAGGCCGATCGAGGATTGGGATCTTCGAGTTTCAGGCGGAACGTCTGGTCAGCCTCGTGGATATTCTGTCTCTGGCACAGAGTTTCGTTTCTATCCGACTCCTGACACGACGTACGCATATACGCTCGATTATTACGCCAAGATTCCGGCACTGTCTGACACGAACACGTCGAACTGGCTTCTCGCAAAGGCACCTGACGTCTACCTGTACGGCTCACTCGTCGAGGCTTCCGCGTTCCTTTTGGACGATGGCCGAGTATCGCTGTTGGATTCGAAGTTCATGGCAGCGCGCAATTCTCTGAAGGCCGCCGAGTCTAGGGCTCGTCGAACGAGCAGCCCTCGGCGTGCCAAGGTGCTCGTCTGATGGCGCCGCCGATGGTCGAGCTCGGCGCGTGGGCACCGGATCAGCCTGACGTGTCGAACGGCGGACTGCGTGCAGCGTTCAACACTGCTTGCCGTGGCGCGATGACGGGTCGTTCGAGTGGTGGACTCAACTTCACGGTCGGCGGCACTCTCAATCGACTCTATCTAGCGACAACTGGATCGCTTGCGAATGTGAGCAACGGCGGCGCATCGCCGTACACTATGGCGGGTGGAACGAACGGAAATTGGTGGAGCTTCGTGCTCTACGGGAACCGCATCGTAGCCAGCGACTACACCGACGCGATGGAATCATTCATCGTAGGGACAAGTTCTAACTTTGCAGCTCTTTCTGCCGACTCACCTAGATGTAAGCACTTGGCCGTAGTTCGAGACTTCATCGTGGCCGGAAATATCATCGGCCGAGGCGTGAATGCGGCCACGATTCCGACATCGGAAAATGCAATCCAGTGGTCCGGACTAGACGACCCAACGTCATGGCCTCAGGTCGGGACACTGGCTGCGAAAAGCGTTCAGTCCGATTGGCAGCCACTCGCTGGCAACGGCGGCCAGATCACTAGCATCGTCGGCGGCAGCGATTACGGAATCGTGTTTCAAGAGCGAGCTATTTGGCGGATGGATTACGAAGGCGGCGACACGTTCTTCCGGCTGACTCCGATCGACGAAAACAGAGGATGCTGGATTCACAAGGCCGCAATCCGAGTGGGTGGCGTGACTTACTTCCCGTCCGAGGACGGATTCATGGCCACAGACGGAATGCAGACGGTTCCGATCGGTAACGAGATGGTCGACAAGTTCTTCATCGAGCAATTCGACGCCAACTCGCAACCCGTATTGAGTTGCACCTATTTTCCGCCATGGAAGTGCGTTTTATGGCTGTTTCAAGGCGTTGGCGCAGTGAATGAGACGCCGAACACAGTCCTGATGTTCAACGTCCAGTCGAGTCGATGGGCGTATGCGTCAGTCGGTGCCGAATGGCTCGTTTCTGTCCTTCCGTTCGCAGGATCTCTCGACAGCGATTCGACTTCACTCGATTCCGGAACGTACTCAGCCATTTCACTCGATTCTGTCGTCGGTGCAACGCGACGAATTCCGGGCGCATTCGATACTTCTCATGGTTTGTCTACGTTTACAGGAACGCCGAGCACGTCGTTTTTCGAAACGAACGAATTCGAGCCTGATCCTGGCAACGTCGGAACGATCCTTAGTATTAGGCCAGTATATGACAAGGTTTCGTCGAGTTTCTTTGCCGGATTGACGACTCGAATGCGCATGTCGGACGACAAAGTCACAGGTCCGACGATGGGCGAAGACGTGACAGGCAAGATGTCTCTTCGATCGAGTGGTCGATACGTTTCGGCGTACTTCAGCGCATTCGGCGAGTACAAAAACTTCGCCGGATTCGACGTGAACGTCGTCACGAGGGGGGCAAGGTAATGGCCGGCCCCGCACGAACAATCACGCCGATTCCGCGCCGCCATTCGACATCGACTCCGGCTCGATCACTTTCTGACTTGGGTACGCATTCACGACAGAACGTCGAGCGCGACATGATTCTCGCGAAGGCGCTCGATGGGAAGCTAAACAATACTGGCACTCTCACGCTCAACACAGGTGGAGCGACGACGACCGATATCGACGACGTACGGATCGGGTCGACGACGATTGCGTGGCTCGTCGGTATCGATCAGAACGGATCTTCGTCGATCCCAACGATTTCGCAGGTAGTCAATCAGCCCGGAAAGATCCGGCTCACGCACGCCGCAAGCGCTTTGACTCGGACGATCGGGTATGTCCTTTTCGGGATCGTATGGTTTCTCGTCGCAACGGCATCCTATTCGCAGTCTCCGACTCTGATCGGTATTCCACAGACAACAGACCCGACATGCGTCGCTGGCGAGTACTACCTCGCCGTTCTGAGTGGGTCAACTAAGTGGCGGAAGTGCGAAAACGGAACGTGGAGCGACATGGGAGCCGCAGCGGGTGCCGGAGAAGCGAACACGGCTAGCAATCTCGGCGGTGGACTCGCAA